AAATTTCAAATAGTGTGACTTTTGAAGATCTGCGCCCAGAGACGAAGTTCGATCATGTCTTCCTGGTCGAGCAGTGTCCCAGTTCGCGAGACTTTTCTCAGGCCTGCTGGGGCAGGGGCGAACACCAGACAGCAACGCCGGTTGTTCTAAAGGTGGCATTTTATGACTTGACGACAAATTGAGCCGTTCGATGGAACCCCGATCTAGTCGGATCGGATGGCGTCAAACGCCTCGCGCTGCTTCTTCCAGCTCAGTTCGCCGATTTTCAGCAGCCGCGTGGACGCGAGACCGCCCGGCTGTTCGCCGCTGAGGATCGCTTCGGTGATGTCTGGTGCCAGGAACGCGGCTCTTAGACCCTGGCGGATGATATTCGGATGAAGACGGACAGATTTCGCCAGTTGCTCGATGGATGTGTATGTGCCGTCCGACAACGAACCTGCCCACAAATACCCCCGTGCCAGAGTCTCGACGAGCTTCTGATCGGGTTGGCGGTCGCTGTTATGGCCTTCCTCGATGCTCGTCAGATTCCTGCTTGGAATAGCTGACCACGGTAACTCGACCGTCGTTGCGCATTCCGTCGAAGCGGTTTCCTTGAAGGTGATTGCCAGTCGCTCGTGGCCAACTTTGATCCGCTCGATAGTCCGATCGATCAGATCACTATTGATGCCCTTAAAATCTGCTGGTGCATTCTGACGTGCAGTGTCGAGAACTGCTGTTTCAATGAGCGTTGCCGATACACGGGCGAGCGATCCTGCGTCGGACTTGCGACCTCGCAAAAGTGCTGCGCTGACATAGAAGCGATAACGCACGCCATTCTTGACCGAGTAACTCGGACTCATGCGGTTGCCGCGGTCGTCATAGAGCTTTCCCATCAGAAGCGCGCCGCTCTCTGAGCGTCTGAATTTACGCTCAACCCCATTGGTCGCGAGTTGAGCCTGCACCTGCTCAAAGGTGGCCGAATCGATGATGGCTTCATGCTCACCATCAAACCATTTCCCGCTGTGTCCGATTTCGCCGGCGTAAATGCGGCTCTTCAGGATGTAGGCGAGCGGCCCATAGGTGAAGGGGATGCCACCCCGCGATTTGACGACCTCGGTCTTGCGCCGCTTGGTGAAGATCTTTTTGTTGTCGAGGTCCTCGACCAGATGGCCAAATGATTTTAGTTCAAGATATCGCTTGAATATGTACCGGACCGTCTCCGCTTCCTGAGGATCGACGACGAGTTTCTTGTCGATGATCTTATAGCCAAGCGGCACGGTACCGCCCGTCCACTTGCCCTTGCGACGGGAGGCGGCAATCTTGTCCCGGACACGCTCCGATGACAGCTCGCGCTCGAACTGTGCGAAGGACAGCAAGACATTCAATGTAAGCCGCCCCATGGAAGTGGTGGTGTTGAACTGCTGGGTAACGGCCACAAACGAGATCGATTTGGCATCGAACGCCTCTACCAGCTTGGCGAAGTCGGCCAGCGATCGCGTGAGGCGGTCAATCTTGTAGACCACCACCACATCGACCCTGCCAGCGTCGATGTCTTTTAAAAGCTGCTGCAGGGCAGGGCGATCCAGATTGCCGCCCGAGAAGGCAGGGTCATCATAGCGATTGGGCAGGATCTTCCAGCCCTGTGAGGCCTGGCTTTTGATATAGGCCTCGCAGGCCTCACGCTGGGCATCCAGCGAATTGAACTCCAGTTCCAGGCCATGCTCGGTCGATTTGCGGGTGTAGATCGCGCAGCGGACTTGTTTGGAGCTTTCAGCGCTCATGGCCGGCCTCCGGACGTGACGCTGCCGACGGTGACAGGCTCCGGCCCCCTGTCGCGGCGCGGTTTAGCCGCAGCTTTGCTGGAGACGCTCGCGGTTTTTCGCAGTTCAGGCTTTCGCAAACCAAAGAACTTTGGGCCGTTCCATCGCGTCCCCGTGATGGCGCGGGCGACTTCCGAGAGGCTCTGGTAGGTTTGCTCGTTGTAGTAGAAGCCTTTGCTTAAAACCGTGACCCTATGGGTCGTGCCTTTCCACTCCCGCACGACGATGGCGCCGGCCTTGATGCGCCTCCGGAACTCCGGCTGATCGCCAGTCTTATTGCTGTGTAGTTTAATGATCTGGCTGAGTTCGCGCTGTGTTGATGGGGTCAGCCCGCCGTAAGCTCGTTCCTGAATTCTCTGAGCAATCGCACGTCGTAACAGATCGGGACCGAATGCTTTCGGTGGATCGGATGCAAAAAGATCCTTCCATCGAATTCGCAGATCCTTGATCAACGCGTGTGGAAGCCGCTCGAGTTCTCGATCAATAGCCTGTTCTATCTCTGCGGAAATATGATTTTGCATGGACTGGCACCTCGTTGGTTACCCGTCCATGCATGCTCTGAAGTGGCGCCTTCGCCAGCGCGTGGAAGCTGCTGTAATTGCGGCAGCACCCAACAGTTGCTGGTGTTCCCGATGTGTGCCGTGAGAAGGGGACATAAAGGAGCATTTTGCTGAATACGGTCGCGAGAGTCCAAGTTATTGCGATTTTACCGCCGTAGACGCCAGAGAAGCTGTTCGGGCGAAGGTGCGCTTAACCCGGGCATGCCGTCGCCGCTGTTGCCGTCCCTGTAATCGTCGCCGTTATCCCAGATCAATGGTGGACTGGTTTCAGCACCCGTGCGCCAGTTCAAGAATTGCGACAGCGCATCGATCTGGTCATCGTGCTTGCCCCCCGGGAATGCCAGATACTCCATCAAGAATTCATCGAGCCAAGGCGCGGCTTTCGGTAAGATCAAACTGCCGCCTTGCAACTTCGCTGTTTCGCCGTTCATGCGTGTGGCTTTATCTGAGGACGAGCGTCTGCCGATCACGCCAGTCATTCCGCGACTATTGCACTCGTCAATCAAAGGGGAACCACTTGATTGGTCTTCGATCAGAATTGCATTTGGTTTGTGCTTTGCGGCCTGATTGACGACCTCAGCGCAGAGATCGGGAAATGCAACTTTCTGCCGCCAAATATCGATCAGGTAGTACTCATTGTTGTTGCGCACGAGGAACGTGAGGCACACTGAATAGTCACTCGTGGTCGTGACCTTCACCGCGGTGTCCCATGATTGGACTATCTGGTCGACGGGCTGACGGACCGGGCTCAACTCAGCCCACTTGAGCCAGTCACGCTTGAGGAGATTGCCTGCCTCAGGTACAGGATCTTGCATATATTGCGCGGCAAAGACGACCTCGGACAACTGACGCTTCTGGTCTTCAAGGACGTCCAGTGGTTCGCGTGCCTGAAGTGGCTCACCTTCACGCCACTCATGCCTCCAACTGCCGATTTCCATGACAATGTCGCGTGGCGCAATTGCCGGAAAGACCAAGCCGTCCCATCCGGCCTCGATCAAAAAGCCGGTCAGATCTTCTTGATGCAATCGTTGACTGACGACGAAGATAGACCCACGTCGCTTATCGTTCAGGCGCGACATAAGGGTGCCGGTAAACCAATTATTTGCAGTTTTTCGGCTGGTTTCTGAAAACGCCTCGCTGGCATTCATGGGGTCATCGATGATCAATGTATCGCCGCCGAGTCCTGTGAGAGTGGCGCCGACAGAAGTTGAAATCCGGAAACCGCCCTGCGTAGTGCTTAGTTCGTCCTCGGAAATCTTCACAAGGCGTGTTGAGAAGAGCCGTTGGTACAGTTCTGATTGCATCAGCTTGCGACATTGTGCGGCTAGATGGTTCGCCAGATCGCGTGAATAACTGGAACAGATGAACTTGTGACTCGGCTCATGCCCCAATTTGTAAGCGACCCACGCGACGGACAGCAGGAAGGATTTGAGAGACCGGGGTGGCGCATTGATGTATTTGCGAGTCTTTTCGCTATTGGACAGCAATAGCATCTGCGCAATCGCTTCATGATGCCAATTGGGTTCAAATGTCTTGTTCGGCTCGAGCAAGTGAAATCCGGCTTGCGCGAACGATAGAAAATCATCGCGAAGGATCGCGTCGCGTTGCGCTGGTGAAAGCTGCATCACGATTCACCGTCGCATCTGGGAGAGGCCATATTCCGACGCAGGAAATCTTCGACGATCGCGCGATCGTTTTCTGTGATGCTCGCGGGCGCTGGAGGGGCGGGGTCTTGTACTTCTAGCTTCATCAGCATCGCGAACAATTGAGTAGATGCTTTTAAGTCGCCGCGCACCGCCTTCTCGAATAGACTGAGGAGCATGGCCTCTTGGCCCGTAACATGGCGGACCTCGCCGTCTTCACGGACGGCAATGCGTTTTGTCATGAGCTTGTTAAGATCGGTTTTCAGGTTGCGCGAGCCTTTGGGACGGCCGCGCTTATTGCCCGATTGGCCGGGCTTGAATCTGGTAGATTTGGGTGGCTGCTTATAGCCGCCTCCGCTTTCCTCGGTCATGAGTGCGCGCCGTTCTGGTCGCTTTTGGCGACGTCAGCGATCCTATCACAGTCAAACGCGGCAGCTTCCCGCTCGGTGAACGTCGCGCCGCTATTGGCGCAAACAGCAACTTTGCCTGTGAGTGCCTGCCACCGTCGAATGGCAATATCGACGTAAAATGGATCGATCTCGATAAGAGCAGAACGGCGCTTTGTTTTCTCCGCTGCGATAAGCGTGCTGCCTGATCCACCGAAGATATCCAGCACGATGTCACCGCGGGCGGAAGCGTCCCTAATGATATCTGCTATCATTGCTACGGGTTTGACGGTCGGATGCATAGCGAGCAGTTCATCCCGATGTTGCCCGAAGCTATTGATGCCCGCGTAGTCCCAGACATTTGAGCGATTGCGGCCGTGAGCGCCGAGATTGATATTGTTGATATGTGCAGCGGAGCCGTTTTTGAAAACGAAGACAAATTCGTGCTGGGAGCGATAAAGCGATCCCATGCCGGCATTGGTTTTGCGCCAAACGCATATGTTTTTGAGTTCGGAATAAGCCGCATTGCCCGCGGTGAGGATTTCCTGGCAATGCCGCCAATCCATGCAGATGTAGTGCAAAGAGCCGTCAACCGTATGGGCCGCCAAATTTTGGGCGGCCTGTGCAAGGAACGAAGTAAATTGTTCGGGGGTCATTTCTCCGGAAGCCATAGCGAACTGAGGATGCTGGACGCTGCCAGCGCCACCAATGTCACTTACAGACACGTTGTA